ATATTTATATGATCTACTAAAGTTAAATATGTTTGTGTTATTAATAAATTGAGATTTGGTGTAATATCTATGTATTGAGGTTTAATTAATCCATTTAATATATATAATAAAGAAGTTTTTCCACTACCTGAAACACCATCAATTAACATATGATCATTTTTGTTAATATATATATTATGTATATTTAACTTGGGTAAATCATTAATAATTCTAATAATATTAATATGATTAATATCAATATTTTTATAACACCTATTTTCATCTTTTTGATGAAACTCATATAAATATTCTATTCGTTTTTCCATTTTATTTAAATGTAATTTATTTTTATAATATTCTGTTATTTTATCTCCTACGTATTCAATATCATAAATAAGTAAAAAATAATATAAAAAATCGGTTGTAGATAAAATATTAATATTAATTTTTAAAATTATTAATATATAAAATAATATACATATATTCATTTTTAGATCTAAATTACTATTTATTTCATTAATAGTTTTATTTATAGATTGAAGAATTCCTATATTTTTATTTAAATAATTTACATTAATATTATTATTGATTAACAAGTTTTTACTATGTATAATATAATTACGAATTATATTTTCATAAGTAATATTATCCTTATTTAATTTAGATTTTTTGAGAATATAATGATCATTTAAAATTTTTATTATTATAATATAAATAAAAAATAGTTTCACCAAATATTTTAAATTTTTATTGACCGCTATTACATATAAAGATATAAATCTTAATGGTATATCATACAATATTTTTATATTATATACATATTGATCTAAACTATCATTTATATATTCAATATTATTATTATATTCTATAAGATTAATATTCATTATTTTTGTTTTACTTACATTACTAAGTTTATTGATAAAAAATTTAGTATTGGCTTCTTTTAGTTCTTTTATAAATAGATTTTTAATATAATTAAAATATCTTTCTATTGGTATATTAATTGTAAATAATCCTATTAAAATACTTCCATAATTATTTTTCATATATGGTTTTGATTGAACTATTTGGCTAAAATAAATTAATGCCCAATACAATCCTTCACGAGTACTAGAAGTTAAAAGAGCACATAGTATAAACTTTAAGTATAGTGATTTTAATCCATATATATCTATTAATAAATTAATATGTTTATCAATTTTCATATATTAACATATATAAAATTTTAAAATAAAGTAAAATAATATGTCAAAAAATATATATAATAAAAAAAATCGTCTCAAAGAAATTAATGATTATATAGATAATAATATAGAAAATAATATAGATGCACTAATTGAAAAATATAAAATAGAATTAACTGATTATACATATATTAAATCTATAGTAGATTTTTGTGAATTATCTCTACGAGGACCTTTAAAATATATTAATAAATATGATGGGTTTTTACGTAGTGGTGGGTTATTAATTAAAATTTTTAACAAAAATAATAATTGGTATGGAAAAATCAAACAATTCTCCGGAAAAACCTATAATATATCATTTGATTCAAATCATATTTTTTATATTAAAAATAAAAAAGATTTATTTAAAGAATGGATGGTTTGTTTTATTTCTGATTATGATAATGGTAAATATAATTAAAGCTTAGAAAAATTAAAATTTAATAGATCTATTAAATTTTAATTTTTTTATATATATAATTTTATAATGAAAAATAAATTATTTAGATTTATTTCGAAATCTTATAATTTTTTCGAAAAATCACAACTTGATGATAATTATTTAATTTCTAATTGTAAAGCTTTAGGATGTACAAGAGAAATCAAAGATTTAACTTATAGATCTTTCTGTGAAACAGAAAGATGTACAGAAAAGAATAAATGTTGTAATTCAATACATTGGAAATATAATTTATTATTTGGCGGGGGTGCTCCTCAATGGACATTTTTACAACATAATGGACCTTTATTCCCTCCAGAATATGAACCTCATAAAATACCTATTATAGTTAATTCAATAAAAATTGTGTTACCTCCAGAAGCAGAAGAATATGCAACAATATTTACAAAATATTTATCAACAGACTATATTAATAATAATATATTTAAAAAAAATTTTTGGAAAGATTTCAAAATTTTATTGTCTAAAGATTTACAAATTCAGATCCCGTCATTAGATAACGTAGATTTTTCTTTAATATCTGCTTATCTTGAAAAAGAAAAAGAAAAAAAATTATTATTAAGCAAAGAAGAAAAAGAAGAAATTAAACGTAAACAAGACGAAATTGAAAAACCTTATAAATATTGTATTATAGACGGAATTCAACAGAATATTGGTAATTATAAAATTGAACCACCTAGTATTTTCTTAGGACGTGGTACTCATCCTAAATTAGGATCTATAAAAAAAAGAATTTATCCTGAAGATATTGTTATAAATCTATCTAAAGATGCAACCATTCCTGAGCCTAGTATAAAAAATCATACATGGGGTAAAATTATTCATGATAGAAATGTTATATGGTTAGCTTCTTGGAAAGAAAATATATCTGGAAAAAATAAATATATATTTACAAGTTTTGATTCTTTTTTTAAATCTAAGAGCGATGAGAGTAAATTTGACTTAGCACGAAAATTAAAAAAAAAAGTACATGCAATACGAACTGAATATGAAAAACAATTAGAAGATTCTAATCTTAAAATTAAACAAAGTGCTACAGCATTATATTTAATAGATAATTTGGCTTTACGTATTGGAGGAAACAAAGATACTAAAGAAGAAGCAGATACTGTCGGGGTAACATCATTACGAGTTGAACATATAAGTTTATTGGAAAATAATATAATCAAATTAGATTTTTTAGGAAAAGATTCAATTAGATATTGTAAAAAAATAGCCGTACATTCCCAAGTATATGAAAATCTGTTAAATTTTATACAAAATAAAATGAAAAAAGATCAACTATTTGATTTAATCACACCTACATCTCTTAATGAATATTTAACTAATTTTATGGTTGGACTAACATCAAAGGTTTGGAGAACATATAATGCTAGTATGCATTTTCAAAAAGAATTAGATAAAATAAAAGAAGATAAATTTATAGATATGGATCAAAATGAAAAATTAAATTATTTAATTGCTATGTTTAATCAAGCAAATACTGCCGTTGCTTTATTATGTAATCATCAAAAAAATACTAAAACTACACTTTCAAATTTTTTAGCTAAAATTGATGCACAAATTAAAAATTTAAAAAAAAAGAAAAAATTATATAAAGACATCAAAAATTCTAATAAATTAAAACAAGTTACAAATAAAATAAATGCATTAAAATTAAAAAAAGAAACAAAAATTAAAATGTGCAATGTATCCTTAAATACATCAAAAAATAATTATATTGACCCTAGAATAATATTTGCTTTTATAAAAAAATTTGATATTCCTCCAGAAAAAATTTTTACTAAAACATTACTTAAAAGATTTGAATGGAGTAGTACCGTTGATAAAAATTATAGATTTTAAGTTAACTTTATAAACCTAATAAAAATTGAAATATATATATATAATATATTTTACTTATTAAATTTATTATGTGTGATATTTTGAATATTCTGATAAATACCGCATTAAAAAGTACCATGAATCATAAACATGGATGCATTATAATGTATAGAAATAAAATAATTTCAACAGGATATAATTATTTTAAAGGAAGATTATCTAATAATTATTCTGATGATTATATACCAAATAAATATAGCATTCATGCAGAAAAAGATGCTATTTTAAAAATTAAAGATAAATCTGTTTTAAAAAATTGCAAAATTTATGTTATCCGATTAAAAAATCCTAGAAGTAAATCCATAATTACTGAAAATGGTGTTATGTGTGATATGTGTAATCATTTAATAAAAAAATATGGATTAATCTTTAAACAAATTAAAATTGATTTATAATATTTAAAAAATAATATAATATTAATATTATTATGAATATCTTAATTAATTTAGACAAATTTAAAATAGTTACATTATGCGGATCTACAAAATTTAAAACTATTTTTGAAAAAGTTAATATGACTTTAACTTTACAAGGTAAAATAATATTACAACCAGGATGTTTTGCACATTTTGATAAAATTGTAATTACTGATAAACAAAAAAAAGCTTTAGATGAACTGCATAAAGAAAAAATTTTAATGTCTGATTGTATATATGTTATTAATGAAAATAATTATATTGGAGATTCAACTAAAACCGAAATTGAATTTGCTATGAATAATAATATACCAATATTTTATTATAATCCTATCTAATAAAAATTATCATTTTATTTTAATTAAAAATTATTAAATATTTTATTAATAATGTTAAAAATATTTAATAATTTTTGGGTTATATGTATCGCTATAATTATTGTGTATTATATTATAAAAACTTTATTTAATTTAAATAAACCTCTTGATCATGATAAATATTTAAATTATATTATTAGACAAAAAGATAAAGATAGAAATAAAAAAAAATTACTTGATCTTGGTTTAATAAAAGAAGAATATAGCTTTTCTGTTAATAATGAAAGTAAAGCATGTACAGCTCATAATGAAATCATGAACTCTAGATGTCAAAATAGAACTTTGGAATCTACAATCTCTAATACAGCTGAAAAGTCTACTAGAAAAATTAAAGATTCTTCTACTAGAGTTAAAGACAATATCTACTCTTATACTACTGAAAAAAGTATTAACTTTAATAAAATTAAATTAAATTTGTTATCTTTAATAACATATTTAATAGGAATACATCAAATTTATTAAAATTTATTTTACTCTTGATACAGAAATTATCATAAATTCAAAATTAGTTTTATTTAAAGCATTTACAAAATAATTCGCTTGTTCTTCATATTTAAAATCAATATAGACTATAGAATTTTCAATATAATTAAATACTTTTAATTTAACTATATCTCCCCAATCTTCTAATAAATCTAATATTTCTCTCTGTGTAATATCACAAGGTAAATCAGATATTTTAACTTGATATGATTTATCAGGATATTTTTTTGAATTTTTATCATCAAATGAATTATAATTTTTAAATTTTTTAACTCGATATTCACTTTGTTGTTTAGAAAATGTTGTTTCAATTGGATTTGGTTTTACTAATGATACAGTTTGTTCATCCGGTGATTTTTTTAAAGTTTCAGATATAAATTGTGGTAAATTAGTATTTACATTTTTATTTTTGCATTTTATTGTTAAATGGTTGTCTCCACATTTACGACAAATAATATTCATAGTCATACATAAAAATATATAATACTATTTTAAATAGAAATCAAATTCTTTAAGAATTTGCAATCTTTATTTATATCGAGAAATAATATTAATATTTATTTATAAACTTGAGATAAATTCATATAATAATTGTAATCCATAACTTTGGACAACTGAATTAGTATAACATACAGATCCAAGATCAATATGAATCCAAGGTATTTCATTATTAATAAAAGATGAAATAAAAGTTGCTGCTAGTATACAATCTGCTCGGAATTTATAATTAGTACTTTTAATATCAGCAACAGTGCTTCCTAAATATTCATAATATTCTTTGTGGATTTTTAAATAATCCACATATTCTTCTATTTTTTCTCCTATACTAATCAATTTTGTTAAATAATGATACCCTTGATCATTAGAAGTTGCTATACTAGATACAGTTCCCGTTATTTGAGTTGCATTTCCTGTTAAAGTTGCTACATTAATTAGTAAGCAATTTGGATTTTTTATAATATATTTATTGAGATAGTTAATATTATCAATAATACATAATCTTCCTTCAGCATCAGTATTGACAATTTCTATAGTTTTACCATTTAAAGCTTTAATAACCATACCTGGTCTTGTTGCCATATTATCTATCATATTTTCTACAATTGATGCAACTATATGAATATTGAATTTAGTATCAACTTTATTTTTTACCAATAAATTTAAAGTACTGAGAATTAAAGCTGATCCTGTCATATCAGTCTTCATATTTGAAAAATCCCCTAATTTTAAATTCATTCCACCTGAATCAAAAGTTATACCTTTTCCTACTAAATATATAGATTTTTTATTATTATTAATTTTTTTAGGATATATATGTACAAAATATGATTTATACTTTGATCCAGCACCAATTGCTTTACTTAAAGGGAATAAATTACTAGTATTTATAGTAGTATATTTAAAAATATAATTTTTTGGTATGTTAGCTTTGATATATTTTAAATATGTATCTGGATTTTTATTTGGATCCATTATTATATCTTTATATGTAAATAATTCATTCATTAAATTTTTACCTGAATCAACAATATTATGAAATTTTATTTTTTTTTTAATATCACTTTGATAATCATAAAATAAATTATTTAAACGAGTTATAATTGCTTTTTTTATGATAAGATCTATTGTTTGATCAAAAATAATATTTATAGTAAATTCTTGATTAAGACTAGTTTTTTCGCCGAAATCAATATGTTTATATAATTTAATAATATTATTTATTTTATTTATATTATTATTAATATAAAATATTGGTTTATTTTTTACATATATTTTTATTTTAATACTATTAATATCAGAATTATTTAATTTTTCATCTGGTGATCTTATTATTTTATTTTCGGTATCTAGAATTTTAATTTTTATTAAATTTAAAATATTTTGAGATGAAAAAACATTAGTGTTTTCTGAATAACTATTATAAAGTTCTTTTGGTAAATCTAAAGATGAGGATTTGGTTTTGCCATTAATAAAAGCAGAGCTTTTGTTGACATATTTTTTTATCTGGGATCTTGATAGTTTATTTAATGGATACAGTTCATTTAAAAAATAAATATTAAAGTTTACCATATTATATTATAAAATATAAAATATAAAATATAAAATATATAATTTATAAATTATTCAGAATTTGCTAACTTTTATAAAATTATTTATAAACATATATTTATATGATATATTATGATTTTAACAATTGAATTAGAGGATAATGAATTCCCTTTAATTTATAATTTAAAACCTCGGGAACAAATTAATATGGTATTACAATTAATTAAAACTGGTTATAAAATTCATTTTCCAGATACAGATAGTCTTAAACATAATATAGAATATCAGGATTTAATTAATAGAATTGATATTATTAAAAATGATATCAAACATGAATTCAATAATACCGAAATTACACATAAATTAGAATCTTTTGAGCATAATTTAAATAAACTTATTGGTTTATCTTCCAATTCATATAAAAAAGGTAATTTTGGAGAATGCATATTAGAAAATTTATTTATGTCTCGTTATGGTGATATTCAATTTGAAAAAAAAAATCATATTCCACATTCTGGCGATGCTTGGTTATATTTACCCGATGATAAAATTATTATGATTGAAAGTAAAAATTATACAACTACTGTTAATAAAGATGAAATTTTAAAACTTCATAATGATATGATAAATCATCATATTAAATGGGCTATTATGATAAGTTTTAATTCAACAATTCAAGGTATGAAAGAATTAGATTTTCAAACATTTACTCATCAGAATGAAAATTATTCTATTATATTTATTAGTAATCTAACTTCTGATATTCATAAACTAGATTTGGCTATACAAATCATTAGAAAATTAATTTTATATTATGATAATATTAATGAATTTCCTTGGGTTATCAAAGATATAAATCAAAGTTTAATTGAATTAAATAAAATAATGCAAAAAAATTATCATTTACGAGATCATTATTATTCTATGGAAAAAGATATTCATAAACTATTATCTAATTATCATGTTATTTTACGAGATTATCAGTATGATCTAGAAAAAAAAATTAATGAAATTATAAATACAATTCAAAATAATATAAATGTGGCATTAAAATCACCCGATCAAGATAAATTTATCAATATACTAGAAAAAACATATCATGAGAAAAAAATATATCCATTATTAATTCGATTATTAGATTTTATCAAAAGTAATGAATGGCTAATTAAATTCGATGATAAGAATTCATTAGAATTTATTTTTTATAATACCAAAGAAAACATCGGAAAAATAAAAATTCAGCAAAAAAAAATTACAATTCAAATATTTAAATTTGATATATCTACAAATCTTAATATAGATAAAGACAAAGAAAATAATCAAATTTTTGATATATTAAAAATGATAATATAATATTTATTGATTAGATAAAATTATTCTAAAATCAACTTTTTGAATAATTCTATATTCTATAATTTAGAAAATTTACTAATTTAATTATTTACTTTTTAATTTAAATTTTTTTTATGTCCTAATCTAACTTTGTTAGATTATAATAAATTGAAAACAATGCTTTCAATTTGTCCCTATAAAGTTATATAAGTTTCTTCAAAATCAAGATTCTCAAACAATATATATTAATGATTCTAGTTTATATAAATTAGTTTTAAATTCTAAAAAAATAGAAGCTAAAAAATTTCAAGATTGGGTTACATCAGATGTATTAATCTCTATTAGAAAAATAGGTGAATATAAATTATCCAGGAAAAGTTATGATATTACTAATATCCGTCAGCTGTTT